CTACTCGCCCTTTTCCTTCTTCTGCCTCTTCGCGACCCTGAGCTCTGCCACGCGTGCCGACTGCACGACCGCGCCGCGGTTGTAACCCATGGTCGTGCTGATCTGCCGATGAGTGGCGTGTTTCATCACGTCGGCCGGATCAGCTCCTGCCTCGAACGCTTCCGATACCGAGCCAGCGCGGGAGTCCATATTCCAGACGCCCTTCGGCCATCCGGCATCATCGGCGATCCTGCGGAAGAGGTCGCGGAAGTGTCGTGCCCGATATGGCTTGCCCGATCCCTCGTCGATGAGGACGGGGCCGATGCGGCGATGGGAAGGGACCTTGGACAGCTCAGCCATGGTATCGGGATAGAGCTTGAGGTCGTGCTCAGCGATCTCGTTGCCGTTTGACTTCGATGTCGGCTTTTTGAGGATCCAGTTCTGGTCGATCTGATCCCAAGTAAGGCCCCATTGCCAGCGCCATTCGCCGTCCATGATCCCTTCGCGCGAGCCATCGCCGGCCCTGACCCATTCGCCAATGACATCCTTCTGGCGGAGGCCAAGATCGAACTGTAGGGTGACGGCGAGTGCAATGGATGCACGGCCCGACTCGTGAGCTTTGGGACGGAATGCCTGGACCAAGTCATACGTCGCCCGGACCTTGCGGCCTTTGGTGATCGGGAACTCCATCTCCTCCAGCATTGCAGCAAGGGTCTTGCAGGCGGGGTTCCCTAAATCCCCGGCTCCGTACTTGATGCAACGTCGCAGGGTCTGGATGCACGCACGGGCGGCGCGCTCTCCATGCATCTCCTGCCATTGGACGCGCCACCGTCGAATGTCCCGACCGATCACGCTGGCAATAGGGCGCTGTCCTACGGTTTTGACGATGCTCTTGATCCACTGGCTGTAGAACCGCTGAGTGTCTGGGCGCTTCTCGTGATACGGCGAGTCCTCGTCGGTCTCGAAAGCCGTGCAGACCCAGGCGATCGTTCCATGGCCGTGCGGGTTCGCAGGTGTATCGCCCCCTGACGCCCACTCCAGCATTTCAGCTTGGTAGTGACGGCAGCGAGCGGCGATCTCGACACGATCCGTCTCCAGGTTCCAGTCGAGGCCGAGGATCCTGATAGTCTTGGGCTGGTAGCCCTTCTTCACCAGGTCTTCGTCTGCGACCCAATAGAGATCGATGCGCCCATTATGGCGCTTCATCCGTTTAAGACCGGGAGCGTGCAGCTCGTGGTCCTGACTTCGGGGCATTCCAGTTCTCCAGTTCTTCTAAATCTTGCGCGGGCGTAGCGTCGGTGAGTCCGTGTCTTCTGTCGAGAAAGGCTTTGACGGCTGGCCAGTAACGGCCGCCAAAGAGAGGATCGATCTGGGGGAAGCCGCGCTTCTCGAGCACGGCGGCGATGCCGTCCCATGACTTCACATTGTCAGGCGGCAGCACAGCGCGGGCGATCTGATCCTCTGTGGGGTAGAGCGGCAATGGCTCGTCCGGCTTCTTCCCCATCCTATTCCCCCTGTCCAAGGGCGAGGGCGGAGAAGGGAGCCCAATGAGTTGGCCGCGTGTACATGTAGAAGGTCTTTGTATCGATGAAGAACTCCGACACCTGCCAATTCTCTCCGTTCCACCTGCCCTGAACCTCACGCTCTGGGTCGAGCTCATGGAGGGCTCGGAAGAGCGTCCCGTCCTTTGGCGCTGTCTCGATTGGCTTCGCGTTCTCAGGTAGTCCGCTCATTCCCCTTCTCCATTGGCGAGAGTGGAAGCCTGGAGGGCGGTGAGAAGGGCGTGCATGAGGGCAAGGGCCGCATTCCCGAATTGTGCCGACACGGGATATTGGACCGCATACGACCGCTCTTGGACGCGCGCATACCAGCCGTCACTGTATCGACGCAGGTCGATGTGCCACCCCGGCAGCATCCTCTCTAAGAGAGCAATAGCAGCGTCTAAGGAGGAGGTGAGTTTCGGGGCGCGCAGGGCGCGCACAGAGTTATAGTTGTCTGGTGTCTGGAAGAATCTGGTGTTCCCATGGCGCCTGATCTTCCAGCCATGTAGCGCTGCCCAGATTTCATAGTCCAACTCCCGATCCGGCCCCTCCGCCGTCTCAACCCGTTGCTTGAGTTCCAGCAGCTTGCTCATTCCGCCTCTCCTGCCTGTTGGAGGGCGGCGAGGAGGGCGGCGATTTGGCGGCAGGTGTCCGGTCCCAAGTTGAAGAAGCCGAGTTGCCCTCGGCATGGGATCAGCGGCAAGGGGAAGGCGTCACGAAGCACGAACCCGTATCGGCCAAAGAACCAGGGGCTATCCATCTTGGTGACGCAATCGACAATACGCGCCATACCAACCACGCCCCCACGTGGAAGATGCATCTCGTCATCATCCAACTCGCTCTTCGACACGCCTGCATGAATGATGAACCAGCCGCGTCCCTTCGTTGGCCAGTCGCGGTTCTCAACGTCCTTGCCATTGTGGAAGATGTGATGCGGGTACGGCTGCTTTATGCTGAGCGCTTTAATCTCGCCCCTTTCCACCCTTTGTTTGAGATCAGTCATGTGCCTTCTCCTTGGGAAGAGCGGAGAGAGAGGCGAGGCGGGTCTCAGCGGCGTCAAATTCCTCTATTGATCGTGCAGAGAACTCAGCCACTTGAGCGGTAACGCCCGGCCACATCTCTGTGATGTCTAACCAATGCGAGACGCCTAGACGGAAGCCATCATCAAAATCCGGCCAGCCCGCATCGCAGAAGACCAGATCCCAAGTGCCAACTTGCTCACAATAGGTCAGGATCGTTTGCTCGCCATGGAGCTCGTCCCGCTTTGGCAAGCCTTCAGAGATGGGCGTCATCTTCAATTCAATGACTTTGCGCGTTTCCCGCTCGGCAATCAGCTCTTCTACCTTCTGCTGAAGAGAGGAGAGGGCGAGGGCGGCTTGCTCGCAGAGTTTCCCAAACCGAATAGGCCCAGTTTGCCCCCACTTCGGACCGGCAGCCGATTGCAGTGCATCGATCAGCTCCCCGATCTCCTCTCCGTTCAAGCTCTCAGGCTGGCGGGAGGGAACAGCGGCAATCATGGCGTGCCAGACGTTGTGTACCGTCGCTTCTTCGTCTTCGTTCGACCAATCGACCTTCTGCGCCGCAGAGACCATTTCTGGCGTGGCGTCGTCGGGAGCGAGGCGCCACCCCTGGAAACGCGCAGCGAGCATGGCGTCCCAGGTAAGCTCCCTGATCTTGTTCTCAGACATCGCTCTTCTCCTTGTCGGGGGTGAGGGCGGCTTCGGCCTCGTCGAGAACTTCGCCGACCGTTGTCGTCCCGAGGTGAGACCAGATGCCGGTGAATTTGACGGTCCGCTTGTCGTCATCGCAAAGGGCGGCAACAAGAGCGGCATTCTTCTCCAGCGCTTTCTTCAGGCTGGATGCCCGCTCCTCAGCTGCCTCGGCGCGCTTGATAGCAGCCTTAAGGAACAGGCCCCGCACCTCATATGCGTGCTTGGCTATGACTTCCTCTTGGCGCAGTCGCTCATTCTCGGCCTTAAGACTAGCAATCTCGTCGTGGCAAACCCCGATTGCTCCTGTGTCTACCCAATGCCGCTCCTTCAGCCGCTCATTCTCCGCATCTAGTTCTTTGATGCGCTGCTGATAGGGATGGACATTCCCTTGGATGAAGTCCTCGATCATGCTCCCGCCCTCTCAGCTCTAGCTTTCAGCTTCTCGTGATGGCCAGACTCCACGAGCGCGGCTCGCCCTTCTGGCGCCAGCCCGCCGAAGAACTCTCGATAGGCAGAAAGCCCCTCATCCGCTTTCACCCGGGCGTCGTCGATGATTGCCGCCACGCGCGGATCCAGCTGCGGCTCGTCCCCCGGAAAGCCCGCGCCCGTATCAGTTTGAGCCGACACGGGCGCGGCAGTTGGGCGTGACGTGTCGATGTCATCACGCCGGGAGGGAGCGGGAGAGCCACCACGGGCCCATTCTGCGAGCAGCTGACCAGCCTTTCGGGAGATCGGCTCGGCGTCAGTGAACATGCCTCGATGCTGATCCTGCAGCTTGTGAGGCAGGCTGAAGTTCGGGCGACCTGGGCGATCTGGTGTCAGCGTGAAGCTCGCCGTCATCTCGTACATGAAGCGCTTCTCGCAGATTGGCATCCAACCGAGAGGCGTGATGACCGTCTTCATGAAGGTGCGGCCGTTGCTGCCTTCAACCTCTTTCTTGTCGATCGAGATCTTCTCGTCTGCGCGGAGGCAGAAGATCAGCGAGGCCCGGCACTGGAGCAGGGCGTTCATCATCTTCTTGTGAGCGAGCTTTGGGTCTTTCCAGTTACCCGGAGACTTTACGCCGCTCTCTGCCAGCTCGTCGGCCCAATCCATGATGCCGCCTTCACCATCGTATTCGTGGCTAAAGGAGTCGATGATCACAACTTCGGCGCCGGCGGACTCGGCTGCGCGAATGCCTTCGATGAAGCGCTCAGGCCGGAAGGGCGGACGCATGTCCGAGTGCATGAACTTGAAGCGGTCGGCATAGTGGAGACCGCGACGGGCTTCCGTGTCGATGAAGGCGATCTTGCCCTCTGGTGACATGCCGGTTGCCAATTCCAAGGCTGAGTACGTTTTGCCGCTGCCGGATGCCCCAGCAAGGGCGATGAGAAGCGAGACGCGCTCGCGCTTCGCGGGGGCGAATGTGAAGGTCATGGAGTCCTCATTCAAATCGAGCGAATTCGCCGTGAAGGCGGGTAGCCGCTTCGCAGTAGGCAGCATGGGCGGCTTCGGGCGTCGCAAAGGTGCCAAGTATCCGCTGCTTCCCATTCACTCGGATCGAAGCCACGTAGTTCTTGTCTCTGCGGTGGAAGTAGACGCCCTTGAAGCCTGCACGATTGTTGCGATACCGCCCTGAATTCTGCTGGTTCTCGCCGTGTGATGCCTCTCGCAGGTTCTGAGGGCGGTTGTTGAGTTTGTTGCCGTCGATGTGGTCGACCTGTCCGACTGGATCAGCCCCGTGGATAATTTTCCAGATGATCCGATGGGACCGATAGCGTCGACCAGCAACCGCAACATCAAGATATCCTGCGCTGCCGACACGTCCTGCCGGATCTCCTGGCTTGAGCATGTTTGCATTAGGCTCTCGCCAGGTCAGCAGCCCAGTCTCAGCGTCATAGTCGAACAGCCGCCGCAGCTCCTCGACCGGCGGCAATGGGAGCACGGCTCGCATCAGCAGGGCTCCATGAGTTCGCGCGGTCTACGAATGACGACACCGGGCCGCCCGTAGCTCACACCGGCCAGCATTGGGTCTTCTGTTTCGCGCCACTCCCAAGCCGAGGCGGACCATTGCGGGTATTCGGCTTGCACAACCTGGGTCGGGTATCCTGGCCAAAACCCAGACGAGAGACACTTGTCCCAGAGGTGGATTGCCGCCGCGACTTTCCTGCGGCCTATCTCCATACCGACTGCATCAAGCTCTACAGGCATGATGAGGTAAGGAGGCTCCGTCTCTTGGAAGAGCCAGCGAAATTTCAGTCGGCCTGCAACAGACGGGTCAAGGAAGGTGAGGCCGCGCTCGTATAGGCCGGCTTGGATCTCGTACCCCATGTCAGCGATCTTACGTCCAACGCTCTGGGGCGCGGCCGACTGGCCTGTTGTTTTGTAATCCCACACAACGAGGTGATCGTTGGGGAGCCAGTCGACCATTGAGCGGCACCAAGGGCCGGACTCGTCCTTCCAAACCATGACAACTTCGCCCTGACCAAGCTCAGGATTGAAAGCATCGGCGGCATCGGGAATGCGCGAGAGCTGCTCGCGTGCTGCCGCGACCATTGCCTCAGCGATCTCAAGATCAGGGCGAAGGATGGGGGCACACCCGGCCTCATAGGCCTCTGCACGTTCCTGCTTGGCGTCCCCGCGCGTGTAGTTCTCTGCCTCGATCACTACGACTTCGGCGCCGCGTCCGATCAGAAGCTTATGAGCTACTGTACCGAGTTCCATGTCGCGGCTCGGCTTCTGCTTTTGCTGTTTCCCTCCAAGCCGCGGGTGGCAGTGCCAGGCGTGAAGCGGGCTCTGCTCGAGCAGGATCTTAGCGATGGACGAGGAGAGGGAGGGCTGAACGCAAGGATCAGCATGGTACTCGTCTGCCGGAATGTCCGGATAGAAACCGGGGGCTGTGATAGCCATTGCCTCAGCCTCCGTAAGGCTCTGAATGCGGGTCCTGGTCTTCGTCACCGCGTGCGGTGATGAGATAGGCGGCGATGAGGATGACCAGTCCGATGAGGAGGCCGGTCACAATCCCGATGAGGAATGCGGCGATCAGGCCGTCTTGTGTGGCGATGAAGGATTCCGTGATCATGCTGCCTGCTCTGGCTGTTCAATCAGGTGGTCGCGGAGCGATGCGATCCGCTTCTCAAGTCGGGCGATTTCTGCGCTGGCCCAATCGTGGTCCATCTGCGCGGCAACGCTGCGCGCGTAGGCGATCCTCTCGCGCTTCTCCTCGCGGCCGGTGCAGATCCACCATTCCTCAAGACGAGTGGCGATCAGCTCGATAACCTCACTTGGAGGCAGTCCTTCGATGTCGGGCTCCTTATCTTCTGGCCACATTTCTGAAAGCCACTTGCCGTCCGGAAGCCGGATCTGAACGGACCATTCCTTATCGCTGCCAGCAAAGTTGTATCGACCAAGTTGCTTGATGATCATGCTGCGTCCTCGTTCTTCTCAGGCACCGGTACGGCGTTGATTGCGGCTGCGAGCGCGTGGGCGTATTCGGTATGGATGAGGGGGATAAAGACGCGAAACTCTGCCTCGGACGGATCTCCAAAGTAGTCGCGGCCTTCGAATTTCAGAGTGACGCAGTGGTCGGTACTCAGGGTCATGACGGAGGCGCTGACCTTCTCGACGTCGTGCACTGCGGGATGCTGGAAGCGCGCCATATCAGCGGCCCTCCGCTTTGGCGATGACGGCTTCAGCCTTGCCTATGAGATCTCCGGACGTTGCGAGTGTTCCGGTCTTGAGCGCAGTAACGAGCCAGTCCAATGCCTCCAACAGATCCGGAGCGGCGGCTATAAGACGGGCATTCTCGCCGTTCTCGTTGTAGAGAACGGCTATCTCTTGCTCCCATCCCCCCGGGTGCGTTCCGCGAATGTAAAAGATCCGCGGTTCGGTTGGATGGTCGTTCTTGGCTTCCCAAGGCCCAGGAGTGTGCTGTGCCATCACACGCCCTCCCGCACGGTCTCAGCGAGTTCAAAGCCCTCGCGGCGGCCTCTGAAAGCGTTGATGAGCTGGGAGTGCTCGGGCTTGGCGAGCTTGGAGTTGGCCTCAGCAATGCGCGCCTGGATGCTCTTCACCACGTCGGCGTGACGGGAGTGGAGCCCGGCCAGAATGGTGCTGATCGAGATCGCATCGCCATAGCGCGGGTCAAGCGTCTCTTCGAACCGCTCACGCTTCAGTTCGGTCTTGCCGATGCACAAATTCAAAAAAACGGCCTTTTCGCCGTCGTCGTCCAGTTCTGCGAGCCGGGCGTCTACCCGGTCGAGATATGTATCGATGCCCGTATCGGGATGCGTTGACATTCGCCTCTCCTGTGGATGGAGAGACGTTACACGGCTCTGTGTTAGCGTGTCAACACAGAAGTTTGTTAAATGTGTTCGCTGTTAGCGCCGCGCGTATTTTCCTACAACACGATGAGCGACGGGCCACTCGCTGCGGTCCAAGGTAAACTTCTTGGGTGGGTTCCACTGCTCTACGTGCCAAGCCTCCGGCGTAACCCTCACGAGGTGCTTGATGGTGGCGCGGTCGTCGGCCGGATTGTTTGTATAGAAGATGTGGGTCTCGTCCGGTGTTGGCGGCAGCTTTGGATGAACGATTGCCCTTTGACCTGGCCTATACTCGGGGGACATGGATTCGCCGCTGATATAGACGAGGTAGCCGTCCTTCACGCCCTGCAGCGGTTCCGGCCGGGGTGCATAGTCGATCGGACTTTTCTCGACAACCATCTCGCCCGGACCGCCCTCTGCTGCCGCATAGACTGGCACGTCGCCGCCTATGCCTGTCGCTCGGGCGAAGATTTCAGGATCGTTCGCAACCTGGACGGCTGGCGGCGTCGGGCTGCCGGCGTCCTCGAGGGCTTTTAGGATCCTTGGGATTGCGCGGGAATGCTTCGTTTCCCCCGTCTCAATGCGGTGCAGGGTCTGCTGATTGGTTCCTGCCCTTTGAGCGAGCTGCTCTTGCGTAAGTCCCAAGGCTTCCCGGCGCTGTCGAATTTCGTTGCCACTCATAGGGTTAGCGATAACACGGTTATCTATTACAGATCCAACACGGTTATCAGACAAACATTCGTGTTGATATTCACACGCAAGTGTGTTTTCTATTTCCTTCATGACAAGCACTCGAAAACTTATTGAGGCGGCGATCGCCAAAGCAGGATCGGAAGCGAAGCTCGGTGAGCTTTGCGGGGTCAGCCAAAACGCGATCTGGCATGCCAAGAAGAGCGGCCGGGTTTCTGCGGAGCTGGCCAAGGCCATTCACGAGGCTACCGGAGGCGAGGTCCCCAAGTGGAGCCTGCGTCCTGACCTATGGGATCCGCCGCCAAACCCTCGATCCAGCCCCCTCGCGGGAGGGGGCGCCGCAAGCGCTGAGCCTGCCGGAGCTGGCGCATGACCCGCATTCGTGACGGATGGCTTGAGCATGTGACCGATGATGGCTGGATCCGCATCCGGAGGGTTGAGGCATGACCGGCTCATCTCGGTTCGCTGGCCATCAGCATGCGCGCGGTCATCGCGAGCGCATCGGCGGCCGGAGTGTCCGGCGCTTTGTTGGCGAAGTCGTCCAGCTCGTTCGCAAGATTTTCCAGCACTTCATTCGGTTTCTTGGGCTTCAGGGCTGCAACGAGGCTGATCGCGAAGGCTGTGAGAGTGGCCGCCAAGTCATCGGCGGTGAGGTGAGTATCGGACATAGGAGGTCCCCCATGGATGGAATCCCCCAACGGTACAGGCCGTTGGTTATCGTTTCGCGTACCAAGCGCGCCGATCTGAACGGAGGCGCCTGATGTCTCGAACCTACACAAGCTCGGCAGCAAGCTCCTTCGGCTTCGACCGAAGCGGTCTCCCCGTAATTGAAGCGGTCGTTGCGGTGGCTCGCCGTCTCTGGCCGAGCAAGACGGCCGTGAACCTGTCCAGCCGGGCAGGGGTGACGCATAGGGCTGCAGAATTTTGGTTGGCTCAAGGAACGGGCATGTCAGCCGATGCGCTGGCGGAGCTGCTTCGCTCCGATGCTGGCCGCGAGATCCTCGAAGCTCTGATGGGTGATGCGCGCCCGTCCTGGTGGCCTGCCTTCAAGGCCGATCTGGTCTTTGCCGATCTAGAACGCCGTGAAGCCGACAACCGTGCAGCCATCGAGGAACTAAGGCGTGAATTCAATTCAAGACGCGCTCGGTAGCGCGCTGTTGTGGCTCGCTGAGCAGTTGCAGACCGCAAGTGAGAAAACGCGGCGGGCTGCTCGGTGGGTGTGGGGGCTTAGAGGCTGGGAACGACACAAAAGTTAACCGTCAGTTCCAGTAAAATCTAAGCAAGAAAGGATCTGCGCGGATCTCTGCGCGGAAAAGACTTCGTGTTGCGTAATGGAAGGAACGTATTCTCGCACTGTATCATCTACGGGATACGCTTAGGAAACTAGAGAAGTTGTTTCGGGAAGTCGAATGGACACTCGGACTACTCAAAAAGGATAGGGTAAAGACTGATGGCAAACATTGGGCACAACTCGGAGGCCGCTTTCAATACAGAGAGCGTTGCCGCCGATCAACTCCGGTCCTTCATCGAGCGCATCGAGCGCCTGGAGGAAGAGAAAGCCGGTATCGCGGGCGATATCAAGGATGTCTACGCCGAAGCTAAGGGCAACGGCTTCGACACAAAGGTGATGCGCAAGATCATCGCCCTTCGGAAGCGTGATTATGCCGAGCGCATGGAAGAGGAAGCGATCCTCGAACTCTACATGCAGGCGCTCGGGATGCTCAGCGACACGCCACTTGGGCAAGCTGCTATCCAGCGGGACTTCGGGGCCCTTGGCAAGGTGGCCCCACGAACAGATGCGGAGAAAGCATCTGGAGTTGCGGCCGCCTTCGTCAGCAGGGATGGCACGCGCTCGACGATCAGTTTCGGGGAGCAGGTCGATCTTGAAGAGGCCATCGCGGAATCCTCGCTTCCCGACGTGCCGGCCTTCCTGGACCGTCGCCAACCTGCGGGCGCCTGATCATGACCGATCTGGGCCGCATATCCATCCGCCTCGCCGGTGAGCCTGTTGGCAAGGGCCGTCCTCGTTTCTCGACAAAGTCGGGACGGGCTTTCACGCCGAGCAAGACTCGCTCCTATGAGGCGCAACTGAAGTATGCGGCCCAGCAAGCAATGGGTGAGCGTGCACCCTTGGACGGTCCTTTGTCCGTCCGGGTGGTCGCCTCGTTCCCAGTCCCTCAGAGCTTCTCGAAGAAGAAGCGCGAACTCGCCCTGGTGCATGTTCTTCGTCCGACAAAGGTTCCTGACTGCGACAACCTCCTGAAGACGCTCGATGCGCTCAATGAGGTTGTCTGGCGCGATGACAAGCAGATCGTCGATGCGCTGGTGCAGAAGGTCTACTCGGACATGCCCGGGCTCCTGATCCTTGTGGAGCCGCTGCCGTGCTAGGCCTGACACCCAAACAGAAAGAATGCCGGGACTTCATTCGCCGCTACATCAGCGAGCATGGGGCGTCTCCCAGCTTCGACGAGATTGCCGATGGCCTCGGGCTGCGCTCGAAGTCAGGAGTGCATCGGCTCGTCCATGCTCTCGTTGAGCGTGGTCACGTCACCATCGTTGAGAACCGCAAGCGCACGATCATCCTGAACAGCCAAACGGCCACAATGCTTCTGCCGCCGTCTCTCGGGCTGTCTGCGTCTGTCGATGGCTTGGCGCTTGATCTTCCTGAAGAAGTCGTGCGTGCCCTCAAGACCCGTGCGGTGCGGCTTGGTGTGAGTCCGGTCACCCTCATTCATGACGCCGTCCGCGCGTATGTGGGGGCAGGCGCATGACCTGGATTTTCGATCCTCTGCCGCGCAATCAGTTCAAGGTCATCATGGCCGATCCGCCGTGGAAGTTCTCTGCAGGCACAAAGGGCCGCCCTCAGCACTATGACAGGATGACCGATAACGAGATCGCGCGGCTACCCGTCGAGGAGCTGGCGCATCCTGACGGCTGCTGGCTCTTCCTGTGGGTTACGAGCCCGAAGATATTCCACATTGAGCGTATCGCGGAGACCTGGGGCTTTCGCTATTCCGGCCGGGCATTCGTCTGGATCAAGACGGAGCGAGCCGAGAATGACCCGCTATTCGTGTTCTCGGATAGCCTGCACATGGGGCAGGGATTCACGACGAGAAAGAACGCGGAAGACTGCCTGCTCTTCCGACGCGGATCTCCAAAGCGCCTCTCCGCCTCGGTACATGAGGTCATCCTCTCCCCAGTCCGGGCCCATTCCCGCAAACCTGATGAGGCCTACCGGCGCGCGCAACAGTACGCTGAGGGGCCGTACTGCGAGCTTTTCTCCCGCGAGAGCCGTGAAGGCTGGGCTACCTGGGGCAACCAAGTCGGCAAGTTCGACGAGGTGGCGGCATGAGCTATTGGCACGACAAAGGCGTGAGGCTGGCTGAAGCGGCTCGCCATCGTAAGCCGACAGAATGGTCGTCACACGACATCAGCAAGGCCCGCCAGATCATCCGTGATGGCGGCACGTCGCATGACGTATGGCAGGCGCTGTTCCCTGACATGCCTTATCGCACGGTGCACTGGCGCCTAGGCAAGCTCGGTATCAAGCCAATCCACGGCAAGGCTCACCGCGGTATCGAGACATCGCTGCCTGAAGATCGCAAGGGCAAAGCATGACCACCTACGCGCGCCAGCACGAGGTTCTGAAGATCACTGAGGAACAGGCCTTGGAGGGGTTCATGTACTTCCTCCAGGTCCGTTCCTCCAAGGCCGAGAAGTATCACCACTTCGTTGAGGACCGGGTGAGTTGTGTCAGCACGCTTGAGCAGCTCGCGATCATGGAGAAGGCCTTCGGGACCGAGAAGGTGCGCAACTGGCTCGACGAAGCCGTGGCGAAGGCACAAGCGAAACTTGAGGGGCAGCATGAGCGATAAAGCTCAATTCGAGAAAGAAGCCGATCTTTGTTCCGCATTCATTGAGGCGGCGACAAAGGGCGGGACGTGGAAGGCCTATCCTGAGACGGCAGGCTTCGACATCCTGCTAGTTCGCAATGATGGCGTTCAGATTGGGGTTGAAGCCAAGTTGGCCCTGAACGCGAAGGTGCTCGCACAGATCCTGCCCGGGCACATCAACTATTCGTACGCGTCTACCGGACCAGACTACAGGGCCGTGCTTGTCCCTGCCGGGAAGGATGGCGCTCTCCGTTCGGTCTGCGCTGCGCTAGGTATCACTGTCATCACATGCCGGCATGAGCAACCCGGAGACCGATGGTATCGGATATATGGGCCCGAGCTGCCGAACACTCGGTATGTGGATTCTAGCGACTGGCACGAATGGGCTCCGATGAAGCGGTGCGACGTCCCTGACTATGTGCCGGATGTCTCTGCTGGAGTTGCTTCGCCCGTTTCTCTCTCTGCCTGGAAGGTCAAGGCGATCAAGCTGGCGATCATCCTTGAGGAGCGTCCGGTAACCCGAGCTGATTTCAAGGCGCTGCAGCTCTCTCCGACGCGCTGGACTGATCCTTATACGGGCTGGCTGAGGAAGACGGACGAGGGATACGTCCCCGGTCCTCACATGCCGGATTTCAAGGCGCAGCATCCTCGCAATTACGAAGAGATCAAGGCGGACCGGGACCGCTGGATGCCTGGAGCCATACCAATGGTTACCCGCCCGAAGCAAGGCCAGCAGGAGGCGCTTCTATGACGATCGACGCCTACGAACAGCATGAGGTTTCATTCGAGGAGTGGCGCCAGAATGCGAAACCGACCGCGACGGGCAATCGCATTACCGTCTCGGATCATGCCCTCCTGCGCTATCTCGAGCGCGCCTGCGGCATGGAGATTGAAGCCATGCGGGAGGAGCTCGCCGGGATCCTGAGCGCCATAGTTCGCCCTGGCCGGCAGACGATCGTCCGTGATGGGCTCCGGTTCATCTTTCGCGGGAACATTCTCACGACCGTCTATCAATGCGAGACCCGAGAGAGGCGTCCCTATCGGCTCCGGGCAAGGGGGCGGTGATGGCGAACACAGCCGCATTCCGAAACCGTGTGCTAAACGCGTGGGCTAACAGTTCTGCCGGCGACATTGCCGATGCCGAAGGCGTCACGCGCAACGTGGTCCTGTCCATCGTTCGCCGCGGCCGCGAGACAGGTGATCCGCGCGCCGTCACCAAGCCCCACAACCCACGCAAGCCGGGCTGGTGGACCGAAGGCGACCCACGCGTGATGGAGATAGCCCGGGCCGGCGCCAAAGCCAGCGTAGAGGCACGCTACGGGACTTTGGTCGAGGCATTCCGTGAACGGCGGGAGAAGCTGTCATGAGCCAATTCCCCAGCCTGCCGCTCTTCACCGATGCGTTCATTGCCGACACAGGCCATCTGAATGCGACTGAGACCGGCGCTTATCTCATGCTGCTCATGGTCGCCTGGCGCTCGTCGGACTGCGCGCTGCCAGACGACGATTCAAGGCTCTGCCGGTGGGCTCGCGTAGACCCTCGTTCCTGGGCTCGGATCAAGCCGCGGGTGATGGAGTTCTGGACTCTCGAAGACGGTAAGTGGACGCAAAAACGCTTACTCTTAGAGCGCGACAAGGTCTGCAAACGTGCAGAGGCTGCGCGCGAAAACGGAAAACATGGTGGGCGCCCTAAGTCCTTGGAAAATAAGGATGGGGCAAACCCAACGGGTTCTTCTCGGGTAACCCAGCAAAAAGCTTCTATCTCTATCTCTAAAGAGTATTCAGAGACTACGTCTCTTCATACTCAAGAGAATGCTCGTCGGCACGAGTGGCCAGACGATTACGAAGATCGGATCTGGAAACTCTATCCGAAGGGTGCCGACAAGAAGGTTTCACTCGAACGGCTGCGAACGCTCTACCGCTCAGACAAGCTGCCCTATGACGTGCTTGTTGCTGGCATCGAGCGCCTGGTCTCACACATCAGCGATCCGAAGTACGCGCCGACGCTCGACCGCTTCATCCGGCAGGAGAAGTGGAACGACGAATACCGAACAGGGCCACCACAACGACCACCCAGCCGCGGCGGAAACCCATTTGTTGAGTTGGCTTTCCAATATCACCAGCAATTGAAGGAAGAGCGATATGAACCAGCTTACGACGACATCGAGATCATCCCTCCCGACCGCACCTAGCCGGGAGATTTCGGATCTGGTTGATCGCCTGAGCAACGCGCTCGAAACCGTGCCGGGGTCGCATCGCCCGGAGATCTGCTCTGCCTGCCTGCCGACCGAGCGGGAACGGCATTCTCTCGCTGAACGAGGCCAGGAGTTGGAGAGGGCGCTCGTTCGTGCAACGGAAACCGAGATCAGAAGCATGGTTTCAACGCTGCGGGCCGCGTTCCCGACGCACGGGATAACGGATTCCGCAAGCGCGGAGATGAACGTGAAGCTCTTCGTGGCTGCGTTGTCTGTCTTCCCGGCCTGGGCCGTCTCAGAGGCTTGCCGACGTGTGCTGGAGGGTAGGGCAGGGATCAACACCGCATTCGCGCCAACGCCGCCGCAAATGGCCGAACTCTGCCGGGAGATCGTGTCACCGTTCCTCGAGGAGCGGGCGAAGATCACGGCGCTGCTCACGGCCAAAGTTTACACGCTGCCGACCGACGAGGAGCGGCAGCGGGTGGCTGATGGATTGGCGGCCCTTCTCGAAGACCTGAAGCGGGTTCCTGACGATCGCAAACGTGAGGTGGATATCGGGAAGAAGGAGCTCGTCGACGCGAGCTCACGGCTGATCAAGCGGCAGCTCGCTCTCGCGGGAATCCATGATGGTCTCCCGATGAGCCTCGATATGCGCGCCAAGATCGCTGAGATGGCGATGGACAAAAAATACGAAGACCTGCTGAACGCCGCGACCGAACGGCGCCAGGACATGGACCAACCAATAGGGGGCAAAGATGACAAAGAAGGAGACGGCGCAACTCGCGCCTCAGACGGAGAGCCCGCAAGTGCTGGCGACGTTCGGGACGTATGAGGGGCTCGTGGATGCGCTGAAGGCGCGGCGCATCCAACAGGGCATGTCTCAGATCGCGCTTGAAGACAGGGCAGGGCTCACCGGTGGCTATGTCGGCAAGATCGAAGGGAGCGCCGACAAGAAGAACAACAGGGCGATTGGCCGCGAGTCTCTCCCGCTGTTGCTTGGCGCTTTGAAACTCGAACTGGCGGTGGTTCCAGTCGAGAAGCAAGCATCAAGCAAGCATGCCCTCAAAGCCTTGCCTCGTAAGCTGTTGACGGGCGATGAACTCAAAAAGTTTCTCGAAAATCGAGCCCGAAAAGGTGGCCGCATCCGTAAGGTTAGGCTGACGAAAAAGCAGCGCCGGGACATCGCCATGAACGCAGCCAAAGCCCGCTGGGAGAAGCACCGTGCGGGCCAAAAGCGGCAATCGAAGGGCAAGCCGGAACCGATAATCGTGCCGGCATCAGCGCTGCAAGGCGCTGAGTAAGCGCCCTTATACAGCTGCAATGGGGCGAGCAAAGAATCGTTTGCAGATGTGGATGATCAGCCGGAGAGCGAAAGATGAAAGGTCAAACAAGGAAGTTGTGGGAGCGGTCGGGGTGCTGGACGAGGTCCGCCTTTAGGAACAGCAAAGGACGGCTCGTCGTCAAACACATTGGATGGGGCCAATGAGCCGCCCGAGGTGAAAGCTGAGTGGATCCCGAAGTCGTCATGCTGGCGCTTCGCTAGTATGGCGGAGGGCTGTGCCGCCATGGTCTGACCATGGCGGCACAGCCACAACATACCGCCAACGCATACCAACAAAAGGTCTCAGCGAGCGCCAATACGACGCGGGTATGCCATTGCGTAATTGTAATTTATCCCGGACTCATTGACATGCCTCTCGAACACAGGGTGCCCATGCCTCATCTCAATGCCGGCAATAGCCTCGCCCCTTGCCTCAATGAACAACCCAAAAAATCGCTCAAGAGCATGCGCTAACGTGCCGTCTAACTGCCCGTCCTCCTCTTCGAATGCAGAGCTAAGATATGGATAATTGGCGATGGGAAGAAACGATGAGACGCGCCCCGCGAACATACTCCCGGCGACAAAATTGAAGGTCTCCTCATCAAACCGCAATTCGAATTCCGCACATAACCGGCGCAGCCATGCCACGTTCATGGCTGATCCCATGAACGTGGTACCATCCTGAATATTGTCCGACGAGGCCACTAAAGCCACTTCCGGGTTCTTATCAAGAAACAGTTCGAGTTGCCGATCCCGGAGAGATGCGACCAAGGGGCCGACAAGTGAAGCCCTCCACGCATCCCCATTGGCTCGATGCGTGCTCTTCTTGGTGTGCAACTTCACAAAGTAGCGATAGCCGTGCGCGTGGACTGCTCGTAGGACACCCAAAAATGGGCGAATATCGCGCCCCCAGTTTGGATAGAAGTAGATGTGTGGATCCTTTAGATGCTTAGCAATCACAGATAGCAGTGCCGGCGAAGGCTCGTCGGGAATGGTAATGAAGACATCATTTCGAGCCCCCTCCGGAAGCCCTGACAGCAATTCGTGGAGGGTGTCAGGATAGAATGCATGAATTATCTTCGCAACCTGGGTTTGGGCTTCGCTATCAGTCGGAGCTAAGACTGCACGCGCTTGAGGCGGTCCCATTTTTTTGCCACTAGTTGACCGGAGCGGAAGATAAGGTTTGAGTACTTCTGCACTCTTTCTAAGAAACGCGTGGCCATACTTCTGGTCAGGTTCCAGATGGGCACCTTCAGCCCACTCATTCCATGCATTGATAAAGACGAAACTCCCTCCACCAACTGGCTTATCTACAGCGTGAAGTGCTGCCTCAGCCAGCCAGCTGGCGTATCCGCTTGGCCCAGAACCAATGAAACAATGCCCTTGATCTCCGCGTCGGGCTGTATTGTCCCAGCTCGGGAAGACCGTAGGAATAACGGGGAAGTCAAAGCTCGCGAGTAGACCTCTGGCCCCCGAGACGAGCCTACCATAGTCATAAACGTGGCCGTTATAGCTGCTGCTAAACGGCGTCACAGTTTGTGTGATCTCGTGCGCATTAATGTTGTGCGGGGGAAACTGAACAGCTGCATCGAACCCGAGAGTGGCAGGATGCTCACTCAAGCCAAAGGTCATTGCATAGACCAGGAACAGGTCAGTACCTAAGCTCTCTTGTGCGCGCTTTCGCCAACGCTCGATAGTAGCCTGAACATCAGGCAAAATCCCCGGGCGGTAAACGATGAGGACTGGGCGCCCATCAATACGGATATATCGAGGATCGTCCATGTATCGAAGAGCGTCATCGATGTAACGAACGTCGTTTTCTGGCGAATGATCTTGGCCAATAAGCACTTCGGCTTCATGTCCATCCCACCGCCTAGTCCAATTTTCGTTCGCCCAGCACAGGCAGAAATTGAAGTCTATATCTTTGCGTCGATAAAGGACCTCAAGCGGTCCCTCAAGGAGACGCTTTCCGCCAAACCAGTAATGATAAATGCAAAATCCGGAGATTCCGTAGCTCTTTGCAAGATTAACCTGCTGTTCAATCACCTGTTCGTTACGAAGATCATAAAATCCGAGGTCCGCTGGAAGATGAGGTTGATAGTGTCCTGGGAACTGCGGCCGCGCTCGCGTGACATTGGTCCACTCGGTAAAGCCTTTGCCCCACCAAGCATCATTCTCGGGGATAGGATGGAATTGCGGCAGGTAATATGCAACCAGCTTAACAGGCGCGGACGTGGTCTCAAATTCAGGAGGGCGCCCTGGACGGTATGCGGGATCACGATAGTTGCGCTGGCTGGACTTCAGTTGCTTCAAATACTCATGCCCAGCCAATGAAATCGTCGGGTCATTCATTTCAGTTCCCCGGCTGAAGAAAAGGCGAGAGCAATACGGCGGATGACCTTTCTCAAGAGAGGGAGCCGCGAGAGGATTCGTCGGACACGACCAAGTGCACGCCAGCTAGTACTACCTTCCAAAGCCTGGAGTTTCTCGGTCGCGAGAGCGGCCTCCTTCCGAGCGAGGGCGGCCTCCTTCCGAGATTGCTCCAATTGCTCCAACGTAACTGCATGCTCATGCATTATGTTGTTGAGAGTACGTCTTAGTACTTGCTTCTCATCTTCGCTGGCGGCCGCATCAGCGAGAACTCGACGCAATAGAAACTCATCTTCAATTGCGCCACCATCAGAAAAATCGGCGCAAATAATCTCCTCATCTATGTTTGCGAAATCGCCCCCACAGACAGCAAGATAATAGATCGGTGCAGACGGCTTGGGGTGCGCGCGGCCGGTTAGAGCTTCAATATCAGCAACCCGCAAGCGAGGAGAAGTGCTCTCTAATGCGATTGAACTCAGATCAGTCAGAGGCGCAATTACGGATGCAGACGCAGAAGTCTGCCCCAACAAGCGAACACTCTCGAAATAGGACCGGAGGACACTTTCAAAGGCGTCGAGTTCAAGCTCGTTGATGTGAAATGGATTATGATAGTCGAATTCCCGCGTATACCTCTCTGGGTTGGGCGTAGAAATTAGAAGTGTGCCGCTTGGCTTAAGTATGCGGCGAAGTTCCTGAATTGCGCGAGCTGGCTCTTGTACGTGCTCGACCGTCTCGAAACACGTGATAAGATCGAATGTAGCATCAGGAAAGGCCAGCTTCTGGATGTCACCTACTTCAAATTCCAGATTAGGTGAGTCGACATATCGATGCCGTGCATATCGAATGGCGGCTTCGGAAACATCAACGCCTACAACTCGGCGGGCTGCCGTCGAAAGAAATGCGCTGCCGTAGCCCTCACCACTGGCAATATCCAGTACCACTTTTTGGTGGGCAAATTGCTTGGCAAAGAAATACCGTAGCAGGTGCTCCGTAGCGATCCTGCCACCCATTCCTGGTATGTATCGCTCACCCGTAAATGGTAACGGCGGCGGGCTGTTCAACTCTGAGGCGACCGACACTTGAAACTCTTCTTATTAGGTAAATTTGCAGAAGCGGAGAGGTGTCGGATACAGCACCAACAATTGTATGTCGAGGGACCTCTCATCGGCGGCAATAACGCCTGCTTGAGACATCGACATTTTAGTGCTCTCGCTTACCCGGTATTGACCTTCTCAGAGTGACCAGATCGCCTGTTCCCGGCGGGCTTTTAGCCGTGTTCATCAACCCACTCACCAGTTCTCAGGAGTAACTGCGGGCGTGAAGTCACCTACAGGCGCGGTGATAAGGAAGGGCGCGTCACGATCGGGGCAGTTTCTACTCCTGCGCACTACGGCTCGCTGACGAACCGGACAACACGAGTCCCCAGGCTGAATATTCTTGGTTTGTTCACGTTATCCACATGCCTAGGTGACCTGTGGCAGGTTGACTCAGGGTTACCCCAAATGTTCCTATTCTGTTCTCATTTTCCGTGAGGGCAGAAATGGATCACATCGAAGGGCATAAGGTCACCTACTACGTTGTTCAGACGTTCAGCTGGCTCAATGACGAGATTGTCGCGGACGAGCCCAAGGCGGTGCAGAGCGCCACGTCCGCGAAACTCGCGATCGAGCGGCTGCCTGAGAACAAGGTGGGCGGCCTGGCATTCTCGCGAACGGGTGACCCTCTCTCTGGCGAATTCGATGACGCGGTGATCATCGCGCAGAAGGGGACGATTCCGACCGCCGAGGAGGAGTTCGTCTGATGCAGCGCCGATATCCTCGGATCCAGATAGACAAACGCTCAAAGTTGACCGTCGAGCAGATCATCGAAGCACGAATGCGGTATGCACGGGGTGACCGGAACTTCGTCGCAATGGCGAGAGAGTTCGGCGTCAGCCGTTGGGCCATTATCGAGACAGTGACCGGCCATAATCATAAAAGCGTGCCGATGCCTCCGCCTCTGATGAATTGGTCGCGGCCATGACGACAGTCGGGGATCTCAAGAGGCAAGGGAAGGAAGGCCTTCGTAGCGACAACGATAACGCAGTGTGATGTTATGAAGGTCACTCTACTCCTACGCTGCTGCTGGCATCTTTGGCTCTTGCATAAATTGATAGGAGATTGGCGCCTCTGATTCTTGCTTGAACCAGGCTGTTGGACGCGTATCGGTCACTCCACACCAGATGATCTAGTTCCAAGTAGATGTACTCAAGGCTTCTGCGAAAGTCGCCGCTAATTTCTACAATTGCGATCGAAGGAATGTTGGGAATTGAATTAATTGTATCCCTAAATCGAGTTAAGACGAAATCAACTGCCTCGTCAGATTGCTCGAATTCGAAGTTGGAAATTGGATTGATAATCTGCTGTGCTTGCGCGTCGCCATCTTTCCAATATGTGAAGCTGAGCCCGCTATTTGAGAGAATGTACTTTGCCAAGTAGTATAATCTAAGCCGATGCTCCTCGAATACCTCTCGCTCCTGCGCTGTCTGAAGCTGCCGTTGCATGATGGCAGTTTGCTCTGCGCTCTCCTTCGCAGCTGTCCGAAGCTCCTTCTGCTGATCAGCTAGGACTTGGCGAGTTTCCTTTAGCTCTTCACGTTGTAGCCACGTGGATACGAAGAACCACAGGAAGGCCAATGGAGCAAAGGATCCGGCTAAGAAGTCACCGATCTCGTTGAGTGTTAAGCGAGTGCTTGTAGCCTCACTGGTGGTTGGCTTCGGCTCAAAGAGGGGCCAGTAGTCGGCAACCCTGAAGGCGATGAGCGCGACGAGAAAACCGAACCAGACGATCGTGATCAGGGCGGCTCCGCGGAACCACCAATCGCCAGACGTTGTCTTCGGTAATGGCGTTGTTTGCTCTACTTGCATCTTATTCTGCCCCTGCTTTGCTCTGGGTGAGCCGGCCCGCCATCGCTCGTTTCTGTCGTTTGCTCATCGGCGCCTGATAGGGCTTGCCTGCCAAGACCCGCGTCACCTGCACGGTCCTGCGCTCGACTAGTGCACGCCTGGCCTTGACCGGATCAATCCCGGCCCGCTGGCACATCTTGTAAATCGCCTGCCTCGAGACGCCGGCCATCTCGGCCGCTTCAGCCATAGTGATCTCACCACGCCTCAGCAGTTCCAGCCCTACAGCCCGTGTCAGGTCGTCCGTCATGGTTGACAAGTGTCAACCCGGCCATTCGCGTGTCAAGAGGGCCTAGCTTCCGCACCGACAGCTCAATCGTTTCAGGCCCGATTTTCTAAGCTGCTGTTCTCAAAGACAAATCAGCCTCGCGAGCGGGGACTGCCAGTCTGTGCGGTGCCAACAGCCGCCAATCAGACCCATTATCCCCCGCGTCGCCCCGCACGCCCGCGTTCTTCTCATCGGGAAGTGAGCGACCAGCGAACGAACCTCGATCCATCGAGGTAGATGATCAAATGGCGAAAACAGAACTCCCTAAGCTCAACACACCAGGACGTACCGTCCTCGCCATCCCCAAGGTCAGGCGCTTCCTCGATCTCATGGTGGAAGGACAGAAGCTCGTCGACGCTGCTGATGCCGTCGGTCTCAAGCGCAAACGTGCCCGCCTCATCCTGAGAGATCCTGCCGTTCGTAAGCAGTTCTTCCAGGAGATTGAGGAGCTCCGGGAGAGCGAGAGAGCCCGAAACATTCTCCTCGCGGTCTCCATCAGGGATGAAGGGATGACCGCTGACGCAACGGCTGCAAGCAAGAAAGTTGCGCTTGAGGCCGCACGCTACCTGGACGGCGATAAGGAGCAGGGCGGCATCACGATCAATGGCGGTCAGAACGTGATTGCTGGCTACGTGATCAACCTCGATGGGCCTTCTGAAGGGCCGAAGCTGATTTCAAGTCAGCGGCAGGACGACGCTAAGCCATTGATCAATCGAGAGGGCGTTACCGATGTCTGACGGTAACACGCTCACTCGGGTCGATTGCTGCACTGCACGAGCAGACATCGGTGCTGTCGAGGGCATGCCATCCGCTCAGCCAGCAGCCCCGGTGTGTTCGTTCGTTGCTGCTGGCCATGGTGCCTGCGTTTCGCGAGGCCCGGCGACTGGAGGGGGTGGGGGAAAATCCAGCGCGCAGACAGCAGCTCCTAACCCCCACACGCAATTTCCGCCCAAAACATCCGGGGTCTGGTCGGGAAATTTTTTGCACCCGGAATATTCGAGGATGAGATGAACGTTCGTGCGAAGTTTAAGTGCCAGCAGATCGTCAGGACCCACGGCAACCCAGAAGGTTCTGCCGAGGTCCGCCTGACCGCCGCCACGAGCGGCGAGGCAAACAAGGAATGGTCGAAATGGACCCCTAGCGGTTCGATCACGATGCTGATCACTAACCCGTCGGCAATCGAAGCATTCGAACTCGGCAAGGAATACTACGTCGATTTCACCCCTGCTGAGTGACACGGGGGAGGCTTCGGCCTCCTCAGATTTTTTGGCTTCAAAACATTCGAGGGTTGAGATGACACGACACTACTATGGCACCAAGCGCATCATCGCCGTGCCGATGACTCGCGCCGAGTACAACGCCTATCGCGGCTGGACAGTGCCAGCTGACGAGAACCCGAATGATGAGGGGTGTCTCGTTGAATACACGGACGGCGATCGTTCGAACCATCCCAACCATGCTGGCTATATCTCGTGGTCGCCCAAGGATGTCTTCGAGGCGTCCTATCAGCCGTTTACGGCGCTGTCGTTTGGCCATGCGATCGAGGCCTTGAAGGTCGGTCATCGCGTCGCCCGAGCCGGCTGGAATGGCAAGGGCATGTTTCTGCGCCTAGTGCTCTCCATCCACGATATCCCGCGTGGCGGCACAACCCACCCGGTCTACCGGCTCACCACCGAAGACGAAGCGACTGCATTGCCGTGGATCGGCATGAAGACGGCCGACAACAAGTTCGTGCCTTGGCTCGCGTCGCAGACCGACATGCTGGCGAATGATTGGGTGGTTCTCGAATGAGAACCGTCCCCCTCGAACACGGCGAGATCTGCCGGCCCTTCCGCTGGAAGCAGTTCATCGTGCTCCATCCGGCGAAGCAGCCGGCGATCCTGTGCCTGCATTCGCGGGTGAAGGCGCGGCTCAAGGAGTGGCGGCATCCGAGTGCGCCGCTGGTTGAGCAAGCGAAACTTGCGCGCGTCGAAGATCCAGATGCGGATTTCGTCGCCGCTGTGGTGAGGACGATTTCATGAGTGCCGAGATCCTCAACCTGTTCGGCAGTGAGCGGACTGAACCGGAAGGGCCTCACCTTTCCGGTCAAGCCGTTTGCATGGCTTGTAAACATGAGTGGGTTGCGGGTGCCCCAGTCGGCACGGTGCATCTCGAGTGCCCCGCGTGCAAACGGACGTGGGGACAGTTCAAGAACCCGGTCGAGCCCTCGGTCGCGTGGTCCTGCCAATGTGGCGAGCAGCTGTTCTGGATCACTCCGAACGGTTGCCAGTGCAGAGCCTGCGGGTCGATTCAGGAGGGCATGTTTTGACCGATCTCCTCGAAATGACGGCGGCTCCGCCGCAAATCCATAGGGACGCCGAGGGCCGTCCGATCTACGTTCCTGACGGGAAGGTACTCCGCGGCTTCATGAAGTCGAATGCCCGAGTGCGGATCATCCGCGGCCCGATCCGTTCGGGCACGTCGTCGATGAGTTGCTTGGAGATCTATCGCCGGGCGTGCGAGCAGAAGCCGGGACCTGATGGCTATCGGCGGACGCGCTGGGCGATTGTCCGCAACACCTATCCGGATCTGCAGCAGTCGACCGTCAAGACGTGGCTTGCTTGGTTCCCGGAGAAGGACTTTGGCCGGTTCATCTGGTCGAAGCCCATGGTGCACACGCTGCGCAAGGGCGATGTGATTGCCGAGGTCGTGTTCCTGGCGCTCGATAAGCCGGAGGACGTGAACAAGCTGCGTTCGACTGAATGGACCGGCATCTGGTTCAATGAGCTCGAGTACATACCGAAAGAGCTATTCGACGAGGCGGAATCGCGTGCCGGCTACTATCCGGCGATTAAGGACGGTGGCGCGACATGGTCTGGCGTGCTCGGAGACATGAACGCGCCGTCGGAAGACAACTGGCTTGTCATGATGACGGGTGAGGTGCCGCTACCGGAAGACATGCCGGATGAGGAACGGCAGCAGTACCAGTGGCCGGAGGACTGGGATTATTTTGTCCAGCCGCCAGGACTAATCGAGATCTTTGGCCCCGACGGCAAGACAGTCGTCGATTACAAGCTGAATCCGGAAGCCGAGAACCTGACCTGGATCCCCAAGATCAACGGGCGGCCGCTTTACCTCGAAACGATCAAAGGCAAGTCGAAGCGCTGGATCGACAGCCGCATCATGAACCGGATCACGGCGCCCGTTGAGGGAACGCCGGTCTGGCCGATGTTCGTTGAAGAGACGCACGTCGCCAAGGTGCCGCTGAAGTACAATCCCGGGCATCCTCTCTATGTGGGCCTCGATTTCGGGCGAACGCCTGCGGCGATTATCGGTCAGATCATCAACGACCGCTGGGTGATCGTTGGTGAGGTCATCGGCAACGACATGGGCGCGACCACGTTCGCTCCGATCCTGCGGCGGTGGCTGTTCCAGAATTGCCCTGGCCTGGTCGACGGCGATTCCATTGGGGCGCTTGAAGAGGCGGTGCGCACCGGCCGGCTCCGGCTCTACGGCGATCCAAAGGGCCAAGACAAGACACAAGCCGACGAGCAGACCGCCTATGACGTGTTCCGGGATCACGGTATGCGCGTCTCCCCGGCACCGATTCCCTCGAACTCCATTCAGACCCGTATTGAGGCGGTCGAGTTCGTGCTCAATGGCATGCGGGATGGCATGCCCCGGTTCTTGCTCTCGCCCAATTGTCGGACGCTGAAGATGGGCATGGCGGGCGGATACCACTTCAAGAAGGGCGATACGGTGAAAGCCGAACCGGCAAAGAACCGGTACTCGCATCCATGCGATGCCCTGCAATACCTGGTCCTCGGCGCGGGCGAGGGCAGGGTGATGACAGGCCGCGAACGTCCCAGCAACACGCACGCGGCTCCTGTCCAGACGAGGCAGTCCCGCCGTTCCCTCCGGAGGATCTGATGGCTGACGGCGATACGTCCCGCGTAGCGATCGAGCCTACGATGTGGTTCCTGGTGTTTCAGGACAGCTCCCGGACGCCTTGGGTAAACCTGCTGTCCTGGGGGCGGTTCAAGCATGTGACCGCCTATGGCTGGGTGCCGGATCAGAGGATGTGGGTCTTCTATGACGTGAGCCTCGGCAATACCCGGATTGCGATCCTTCCGGCGGGGACAGAGGCTGCACAGCAGGAGATCGAACGGTTGCGGGAACACGGCGTCACGCTGGCGATGAAGCCGCGGGGCAAGGTCTCGCGGTGGTTGCGTCTAGGGTTCTGGTGCGTGCCAGCCATGGCGCATCTCGTTGGAGTGCCTGGATGTGCGGTGCGCCCAGACCGTCTTTTCCGGCAATGTCTCCGCTATGGAGCGGAGATCGTAGACGATGGGTAACGTATTCAAGCCGAGTAAGGCGCCGCTGCGTATGGCTGAACAACAGGCCGCGGAACAGCGAAGAGAGCTCGCTCGGCAGCGCGGCATTGCTGAAAACCAGCAAGCCGCGAGTCTGCAGGACACCCTTGAGAACGAGACGAACCGGCTTGCCCGGGTATTCGGCACTCGTGCTCTCCTGGCCGGCACCGGCACACGCGCGACGGTGAGGTAAGCTGATGGCGGCGGATGCGCTTGAGAAGGAAGCCCTCGACCGGCTGAAAGACTGCCGAGCGCAGAAGGTCATGTTCGAGCGTGACATCCGCGAGGCGTACTTCTTCACGGCGCCGCAACGGTGCCGGGACATCTCTTCGCAGTCGGCGCCAACCCAGACCAAGCCTGAGGATGCAGCAGAACTGCAAACCTCGCTTGGGATGGAGGTTGCGCAAGATTTCGCGACCGAGATGGTGAACACGTTCATCCCTCAGGCGATCGAGTGGGCACAGCAGAAGCCGGGCGTCGATCTGAGCGAGGACGATTGGGCGGAGGTGTCAGAGGACATCGAGACCCAATCGACGACGATTCACGAGGCTATCAAGGCCTCAAACTTTTATGCTGCCGCGGCGCTGACGTTCTTCCCGGATCTGCCGGTCGGGACGTGCGCTATGTGGATCGATGACCTGCGTCCGGCGGAGCCCATCGTTTGCCAGCCGATTCCACTTCGCGAGCTGGAGATCAACGTCGGTCCCTATGGCGAGATCGATGATCGGTTCGTGGTGCGCCATACCCGGCATCGTCATTTGAAGGCGCTACTGCCAGGGGTCACGCTCCCGAAAGAGGTTGCCGACAAGGTGAAGATGAAGCCCAATGAGCGCTGCAAGGTGCAGTGGGGCTTTTGGCGCAAGTGGGATCGGACTGACGATGTTGTCTGGCAGGGCGTGATCCTGGTCGGAAACAAGAAGGTCTGGGATAGCGAATTCGTCGGGGAGGGATCCTGCCCGCTGATCGTCGGACGCTTCGACCCGGACACGATGTATGCCTTCGGCACTGGCCCAACCATCAAGAGCTTGCCGGAACTGCGGCGCCTCGATGAGACCGAGGCGCTCAAGATCGAGAACGCCGACTTCCAGATCCATCCGCCGTTCTCCTATCCAGATGATGGGATTACCAACTTCAGCGGCGGCATTGAGCCAGGCATGGGATACCCCTCTCGTCCTGGCAGCGGTCGTGACTTCGTGAAGCTTTCGTTTGAGGGTAACGTCGACTTTACCGAGTTCGAGACGGCGAAGATCGAGGAGCGTATCCGCCGACTTCACTTCGTGGATTTCCCGGAGCAGCTCGGTAAGACGCCCCCGACGGCGGAGCAGTGGCTTGACGAACTGCAGCGGACGAAGAAGCGCATCGGCACGCCCGGCGCTATCTTCTGGCGGGAGTTCCCAGCCCAAGTGTTCCTGCGCTTCAAGTTCCTGCTGGAGAAGCGCGGCAAGATCGAGCCGGTCAAGGTCAACGGCAAGGTGCTCTCGCTTGTGCCTTATGACCCGACCGAAGTCGCCCAAGACCAGCAGGACGCCATGATTGCCAGCCGCCTCCTCGAGATGGCGCGCAATTACTTCCCCGAGATCAGTCAGGCCGCGATCGACCCTCTGGAAACCCTGACGAACCTGAAGAAGAAGCTCCGCGACAAGGTGGTGAAGATCCGGACGCCTGAGGAAATGAAGCAGGCTGTCGAGACGATCGCACCGATGATGGGCGGCGGCGGAGCGCCTCCGGGAGTGCCGACAGCATGAACATCGACCCGCAAGAACTGAAGGACGCCTGGGCCCGGATTCTAACCGGGCGCCAGAGTTCGAATGACCATAAGCTCGCCATTCTGTGGCTTCGCCAGGTGCAAATGGAGGTCCTGCCGATGGATGCCCCGACCTGTGCGGTGCACGACAGCAACGGGCGTAGGAGGCTTGCTCGCGAATTAATCAACTTCGCGGTGAGCGAGACGGATGCCTCCGGAACAGACCAACGAAACCCAGACCCAGACGACCTCGACGCAGCAGTCGAACGAGGGCGGCGCTCAGCCGCAAACGCAGCAGGGCGCGTCCACAGAGGCGCAAAACGGCGGGTCGACTAAGACCGAACGCCCCGATTGGCTCTCTGAGCAGTTCTGGGATCCAGAGGCTGGCCAGATCAAGGGCTCTGATCTCAAGGCGCATCTGGACGAGCTCGCGGCCTTCAAGGCTGGCGAGGATTCGCGCCGCGCCGCTGCTCCCGAAAAGCCGGATGGCTATCAGCTCCAGCTTCCCGCTGATCTCGAACTGCCGGAGGGCATGTCTTTCGAGTTCGATGAGAATGACCCGATGGTTGGCCTCGGGCGTCAGATCGCGCATGCGGTGGGGCTCGATCAGGCGGGTTTCGAGAACCTGATGCTCAAGCCGTTCATCGAGGCGCGGGTTGCCGCCGTGAACGCTGAGAATGCTCGCATCACGGAACTGACCGAGGCCAATGACAAGGCACTCGGTCCGAAGGCTGCAGATCGTCGAGCTGCGGTCGAGAACTTCATCGCTGCGAAGCTCGGCGTCGAATACGCCGACGTCTTCAAGCACATTTTGCCCGTCGCGAAGGCCGTTGAGGGCTTCGAGCGCCTTATGCGTCTCAGCTCCTCCGGCGGTATGCCGGGCTTCACACAGACAGGTCGTTCGGGAGGCAGCACCCTGAGCGAAGACGAGTACCAGGCGATGAGCCCCGCTCAGCGTCTGGCCCATGCGCGACGGGCCGCCAACGGTAGCCGTTAAGCACCCTTGTAGAGAGGTTGAGAGATGAAGACGCTAGTTGAATATGCCAAGGGGCTTGAGACGACTGATCCGGCCCGCCCGCTGATCGAAATGTTCGCCACGTCCTCGGACATCATGGCAGCCATTCCGTTCGATGGCCTGAATGGTCCTGTCTATCAGGGCTTCCGTCAGGCCAGCCTTCCGACCGTGGGCTTCCGCGGGATTAACGAGGGCGCTACGAGCGGAACCGGCAAGGTGACCCCGTTCCAGGAAGCCTCGTACATCATCGACCATGATCTCGACGTGGATCGCGCGATCGTGGACCGTTATGGCGAAGAGCGTCGTGCCCGTGAAGAGACCATGGCGATGGCCTCTGCCGGCCGCCTCTGGGTTGATACTTTCCTGAAAGGTGACAACACCACGAACCCGCGCGTGTTCGATGGCCTTCAGCGACGCGCCCGCCTGTTCAACCGCACGATGGTGAACAACGCGGCTTCGGGTGGTGGTCCGCTTTCTCTCTTGAAGCTCGATCAGGCAATCAACAACACCAATCAGCCGACCCACATCCTGGCTGACTACTCGATGCAGCCGCTGTTTATCCAGGCAGCGCGCAACACTTCGATCTCTGGTTTCGTGATCCAGTCCTGGGACGAGGTCGGCAAGGCGAAGATGTCATATGCCGGTCTTCCGATCCTCTGGGGCTACCAGAAGGACGATCACGGTTCGCTCCTGCCGTTCACGGAAGTGGGCGCAGGTGGTGGTGCGGCTCAGTGCTCCTCGCTCTACATCGTCTCGTTCCGCGACGGTGGCCTGAAAGGTATCGAGCTGAAGCCAATGTCGTTCAAGGACATGGGGCTGCTGCAGGACGGCATCACCTATCGCAATCACATGAACTGGGATGTGGGTCTTGTGGACGAGCACAAGTACTGCCTGACCCGCCTCAGCTCCATCACGAACGCGGCCTTCGTGGGCTAACGGGCACTGAGCGGGGGCTTCGGCTCCCGCCCTCTTTGGATGTAGGACTATAGGAGAGCAAAATGGGTGCTCGCGGTTATAATTTCGACAAGCTGCTCCAGCTCAAGGACGCTGGCGCTGTCGCTGCTTCTGCCGCCGCTCAGGTCGGCGGCTCGAACCAGATCCTCGATATGGGCGCGGCTCGCTTTGACGCGGTGGCCCGGATCAACGTGTCGGCCATTACGGTCGGCGCGGACAACGCCTACGACATCATCGTCCAGGGCTCAAACTCCGCAACGTTCGCGTCTGGGATCGAGAACCTGGCGAGCCTGAACCTCGGTAACACGGCGGTTCGCGACGGTGGCGCTCAGACTTCGACGACCGGCATCTATGAATTGCCGGTGACGAACGAGCAGGCCGACACCGTGTACCGGTATGTCCGGATCTACACGAAGGTCGCCGGAACCACGCCTTCGATCAACTTCGACGCGTTCCTGACGACTCCGATCGGATAAGGCCGGTCGGTTCTCGTATCAGGCAAATAGAGGCAGACCATGGATAAGGTGAAGGTTTACGAGCGGTTCAAGGATGACAAGGGCAATGTCGTCGAGGCCGTGCACGAGATGTGGGCGGTGGACGCTCGCGAGGCTGTCCAGAACGGCGGTGGCCGGTTTTCGACTTCTCCATTTTCGGACGAGAAGGCAACCGCTGACAATTCGCTCAGCGACGAGCTGAAGGTCGTTCATCGCGGTCGTGGTTCCTACTCCGTCATGCGTGGCGAGACTGAACTCCACGAAGGGCTGACCAAGGAAGAGGCCGAAAAGAAGCTCGAAGAGCTCAAGGCCGCTTAAATCCCGCAAGGGATGGCTGTGGGGGCGTAGGGAAGGCCGGGTCATGTGCCCGGCCTTTTCATGTGCGGTGCATGGGAAGCAGACTGGCCGCACCGTGTCGGCATGGACAGGCTCACGATCATCAATGACGCGCTGCTCGAAACGGGCAACAACCCGTTGAACTTCGAGTATGACGGCTCGCCCGAATGGCAGGCCGCCGACTCCGCATACAGGCGCTCGGTCCAGTATCTAATCAGCAAGCACCGCTGGAACTTCGCCACGACGACTGTAGACCTCGCCGGGCTCCTGCCGAAGTCGCCCTCGGCGCTGGAGCATTACAATAAGGCATACGCCCTCCCAGCGGACTGCCTGCACGTCGCGGGCGTCTATCTCAACGGCTATCCGCTCACCCAATACGAGATTGTCGATCACCGGGTCTGCTGCGCATATGACGCTGGGGTGTCGGTGAAATACGTCCGCACCCCTTCGCCGGATCAGTGGCCGCCGATGTTCATCGAGCTGCTGACAATGAAGGTTGAGGCCCATCTCCTGCGTGGTCTCAACGAGGACACGGCGAATGCAGAGCGCCGGGACGCCAGAGTCGATGCGGAACTAGCGGAGTTCCGTTCTCAGTCTGACCAGGAGGAGGGGCGGCGGGTCATTCTACGTTCTCGTACGGCTGCGAGGCGGCGCGGGCTGGCGAGCCGTGCACCGCGCTTCCCCTATGGGAGCTAACCCATGGATCGCGAGGTAAAGGCTCAACGCGACTTCTCCGCTGGGCAACTCGATCCGACAGCCCTTCGTCGCGACGATACCGACATCATGCAGGCTGGTCTTCGGACGGCCCGCAATGTCCGCCTGTTGAATACAGGGGCCATTGCTCGCCGCCCTGGCCGGAGGCTGTTATTCGCGACGACCGGCATCACCGAGCGCATCCGGCCAGCCGCCAACGAATATTGGTATATGACGTTCGAGCCGGGCCGGGTGATCTTCCGGAGCGTCGGACTGGCGGAGTCCGCTACGTTCAGTGACATGCCGTGGGCAGCCTCTTGGCTGAAGGATTTGCGTTTCGACGTAAGCGGCGGAAATGTGATCGTCACACATCAGAAGATGCGGCCGCGGGTGTTCTCTTACGACCCCGTCGCGCGGGTGTGGTCGTCCGCGCAGTTCACATTCGCCGTGGACGCAACGGGTGCCCGCCGCGAGCCCTTTCATCAGTACTTTTCCGGCAGCGGGATCACGATGAAACCTAGCGCCAGGACGGGCACGATCACGTTGACGTTTTCCAAGCCGGTCCTTTCAAGCGGGCATGTCGGCGTCCGCTTTCGGTATGCTGAACGTCAGGTGCAGATTACAGCGGTAAACTCGTCGACCGTCGCGACCGCCACGGTGATCGAGCAATTGCCACCGACTATCAACATCGAGGTAGACAATGTGCGGGGGCTCCAGGTCGGGGATGTCATTGAGGGGCTCATTAGCGGCGCAAAGGGTCAGGTGGCAGTCATCGACGGGCTTACCGTTCAGGTCCTCGTATCCAAGAACTGGAACGGGTTCGACCTGACCAATGGTACCCCGACCGGAACAGGCGAAATGATTGTAGGCCCCCGGTCGAAAATGAAGGTTACGGCTCAGGCAGAAGTCAACCCTACGCTAACGACCCAATGGGAAGAAGCGCTGATGTCCGATTTCAGGGGGTGGCCTGGAATCGTGCGTTCCGACTCGCAAAGGCTGATCTTCGCGAACTTCCCTCAATATAGCCCCGGCATCTGCTGGTCGGCGGTCGGCACGCTCAACGACTTTAAGGTTGGGGCCGAAGCTGACGAAGCGATCTTCGAGTACGTTCCGGAAAACTGCACTGTCCTGGATATCGTCGGTGGGGCGGACGAGTTCGTGTTCACTGACACGGGCGTGTTTCTCATTCCGATCTCGGCGGCGAATCCGCTGCGCCCCGGATCGATAACCTTCAAGAAAATCACCGAGGATGCGGCAGCGCCGGTACGTCCGCAGAGCTCCAGCCAGGGCATCGTTTATGTCAATGCGGGGCGGACGCGAGTTATGGCGATCGTCCCGGTCCGCAGTACAACAGTCGAGTCGCAATCCTATACCGTGGACGATCTGACAGAATTTCACGGGCCGCTCATCAAGAGCCCTGTCGCCCTTGCAGTCACGTCGTCCGATGTCGCCGCCCCGGAGCGATATCTCTATGTTGTCAATGCCGATGGCAGCATGGCGGTCGCCCGCTATGACAGCCGGCAGAAATGGGTCGGCTGGGTGCCGTGGGATGGGCTCGGTGCCGTCCAATGGGTGAGTGCTGCTGGCCCGGAGGTCATCGTCAATGCGTCCTACCAGACAGGAGCCGGAGTTCTCCGCTATACAGAGTCGTTCGACGAGGACCTGCTCCTTGACGCGACACTCGCGTTGGCAAGTCCGACAGGGCAGGCGCCGCTCGAGTTGGAAAACTTCACGCAGCTGACGACGGAAACGGGCGAGGCGCTATTCGTCGATACCACCTATGCCTACAATTGGGCTCCGGGAACCACGCTCAGTGTCGTGCGTGAAGGCTGGTACCGCGGGGATTACGAAATCCAATCCGATGGCTCGCTGTCTGGCATTATCCCTGTCGAGAACGCGGTTGGGCTATTGGGGGGCTTCAACTTCACAGTTGAGGTCGAACCCTTTGTTCCGCAATCTCAGGAAGGGCAGTCCCGCAAGCAGCGGCTTCGCCGCCGCCGTCTGACACAGGTTGCCGCCGTCGTGCAGCGCTCGCAGGCCATCGAGGTTGCCGGCCGCCTGGTGGGGTTTTGGAATGCCGGGGAAAACGAAGAGGAAGCACCGCCTCTGCGCGACGAGACATACCGGGCCCGCGTGCTGGGCCGGGAGTGGGATCCTCGCTGGTCCGTGAAGCAAACGCTCCCTGGCTCTCTGACCATTCTTGAACTGACTTCAGAAGTGACCGTCTGAGGTTTCGGGGCGGCCTCGTGTGCGGTGCATCCGTCCGGTGCCCCCGCCATTCTCGGATTATGAACATTGTATTTCCGAGGGGCTGATGGGCGATCCAGTATCAGCGGGCCTGATGACGGCTGCGAGCGCCGGGCTGAAAGTCGCCGGGGGCATCGGCGCCGGGCAGTCGGCCAAGATGGAAGGCAAGATCAAGGCCATCCGCTACAAGACGGCGGCTGAAGCCGGGCGAGTGCGCGCTATCCAAACCGATGCGGCCTACCGAGATGAGCTCAGCACGACTCTGGCGAACATCGACGCGATCACGGCGGGACAGAACCGAGGTGTGGATAGCGCCACGTCACGGGCTCTCGCGTCAAAGGCGGAACAGATCAATTCGCGCGCCCGGCAAGTGGCGACCTCGAATGAGATCATCAAGGCCATCAGCTCCGACACTGATGCTGCGATGGCGCTCTATGCGGGCAAGCAGGCGATGAATGCCAGCATGTTGGGCGTCATCCCTGACGCGCTCAGTGCTGCGCAGGGGCTGTATAAGGCGGGGCAAGGGTTGGGCTAATGGTTGATATTCTACAGGCATCTGGAGCCCTCAAGCCTCAGCCCGGCCTCGCCGCAGTTCCAGAGAACCGCGTGTCTGCGTCGGAGGTCATGGCGCCTTATACGATGACGGCGCGGGCTCTCGGCTATCTCGGCAACCGCCTGGAAGAGGCGACGCTCCCGATGCAAGAGGCAGCTGGCGCGCAGGCCGTCACGATGGATGCCGATGGCAATGTGAAAGTGAACCGCCGTTGGCTTGAGTTCTCCCAAGGTGATCGCGCCTACAACCATGCGGCGAGTGTGGCCGGGCTTGCCATGGCGCGAACGAAGGTCAGCACGGATCTTACCCAACTTCGCATCCAGTTCGACGGTCGACCGGACGAGTTTCAAAAGGCCGCCGATGCCTATGTGCGGGATATCGGGAAGGGCGGTGATCGGTTTCTTCGGCCCCTGATCCAGCGGGAAGCCGGGAATGTGGCCGGCCAACTTGCCCGCGGGCTGATGGTCGACAAGGAGCGGGTGGACTTCCAGCGCTTCAACAATGACCTGAATGCACGTGAACAGCAGCTCTCTGATCAGCTGGAGAGCCTGGCGGAGCAGAGCGGCGTCAACACGCCGGAGTTCCTGGAGAAGCAACAGGAGCTTGTTGATCTGCGTGCGCAACGGGCAGGCAATCCGAAGTTCGCCTATTCGCCTGAGCAGGCAGCGATCGACAATGGGCGCACTGGGGAGCATCTGAAGGCGCTCGCAATCGTCGGGCAGTACCGACGCCAATACCTTGAGACTGGCGATCTCGCCGGGACGCTGAAGGCAGCGGAGGAGCGGCTTAATGCCGAAGACCTGAAGCTCCCGCCTGATCAGCGGGCGAAGTATCTCGGTGCCATCACAGCGCGCACTCAGGCTGCGGCGGCTGTCCGGCAGGAGACGATCCGGCAGACGACAGATCAAGCGGATCTGCTGATCACCGCCCTGAACTCCGAGGATAGGGTCGATCCCCGCACGGTCGACGACACCATAACGACCCTGCGGCAGTACCGCCAATACTCGAAGGTCGCTCAGCTTGAGACAGCGCGCGTCGTCAATGAGATCGCGCCTATCCTGCGGAGTGGGACGCCTGTCGAGAAGGCCGCTGCAATGGCACGGCTGCGGGGGCAGGCGGCTACTGGCACGACAGATCGCGAGGCCTATTATCGCGCCATTGGGGCGGCGGAAAGCAGTGGCGATCCGAACGCGAGAAACCCAAACTCGTCTGCGACCGGCCTTTTCCAGTTCACTAAGGGGACGTGGGATCAACTTCGGGAGGATCATCCAGAACTCGGGCTCACTGCTGACGGGCGCACGGACCCTGAGCAGCAGCGCCGCGCGATCCGGATATTCACTGATGAGAACGAGGCTAGGCTCCGCTCGATCGGGGCTGAGCCGACCGCTCAGAACCTCTATACCGCGCATTTCCTTGGCGGCGCTGGCGCTGTCCGGTTCATCGGCGGACTCCGCACGAACCCGAATGCACCAGCCGCGAACTATGTCGATCCTGATGCTGTCGACGCAAACCGGACGATCTTCTTCACAGATGGTGGCAGGGGGCGCGCTCGAACGGCCCAAGAAGTCTACAGTCTCCTTGGAAACAAGGTTGGAGATGCAAGCGGCTCCGTAGGGCAAGGCCCCGTGTACGCCGCTGCCGTGAAGCAGCTCCAGACCAAGTTCAATGCTGAGGTCGAAGCCGCCTGGACGAAGGTCAAGACGGCCTGGGACAATGGTGATCAGCCGACACAGGATGAGATCCAGAACGTCGTTGCCCTTGCGCCCCTGCTCTCCGATCCGAAAATGCGGAAGGAGATCGCGGAGCGGTTTGAACGTGAGGAACTGCTTGAGCGGGTCGACGGGCAATCCGTTGTTGCGATCCGCACCGCAGTCGACGAGTTGGACCGGGCTGCTGAGGCGGGGGATCTTCCTCCAGCCGGCCGGGCTCTGCGTGACGGGCTCGCAAAGCGTGAAGAGATCCTGACGAAGAAGTTGCAGGACGATCCGCTCTCCCTGGCAGGCTCTGGGCCACTCTCGGGCGAGCTGGGAACGGGTGTGCGGGAATCCATCGGCCCGCTCCGCTTCGATAGTGTCGATACCTTGCGGGCCCAATTGCAGCAGCGCGCCATTGTCGCGCGAACCGTGTCGAACTACCACGGGCAGCCTCTCGGCTCAGTGTTGCGCCCTGATGACGTGCCGCAAGTCCGGCAGATCCTGCAGAGCGGCGACGGTGGCACGGTTTCGGCCTTCTTTAGCGCCATCGGCGGGCTGGATAACGATGTCCTGTTCGCGACACTGGCAGACAACAAGTTGGCCCAGACCGTTGAAGGCCTGACCAAGACGACAGATTACGGGAAGTACACGGCGGCTATGTCGGGCATGGATCAACTGCTCCGCCGCAACCCTGATCTGTTCGTGCAGACGTTCGGCGCGGATGCGGTCGCGAAGGTCCAGGGCTGGCAGGCCCGCCTTGCGTGGGAGACGCCGGACGAAGGGGCCAAGCGCCTGGGCAAGCTGGCGGATGGGCGCACCAGCAAGATCGTTGAGGAGATGCGCTCCGAGGCTCGTGAATGGGCCAAGAAGAAGGGCGACGATGCGGCGATTAACGATCTCGGCATTGATGCCAGCGCCCGTGCCGCCTTCCTCGCGGATTATCGCCAGATGATCGAGGACGCCAACATTGAGGCCGCTGACCCGGAGGCGGCTCACAAGGCAGCCCTGACCACACTGAAGACTGTCTGGAAAGAGTCTCCCACAAATGGCGGGCGCGTGATGAAGCATGCTCCTGAGCAGTACTATCCAGCCGTCGACGGCTCGCATGAGTGGATGCGGCAGCAAGTCGAAGAAACCCTAATCACGCGGCTGGGGCTTCAACCGAGCCGCACGGGGGGCAAGGGTGGTTCGGTCGAAATGCGGCCGACTACCCCGGCCTATACCCTTGTCTCGACGCCAGAAACGCAAGCCGACATAGCTGCCAAGCGTCCGCCCCGGTATCAGGTCGTCTTCACCAACCCGGCGACAGGCAGGCTTGAGGCCTTCGATGCTCGCTTCAATATCGACAAGGCGATGGCACCAGTCCGCGAGCGGCAGGCCGAGGCGATGAAGCAGGATCGCCGCAACCTCAGGCGTGAGCAGATAAACCAACAGGTTCAGGACGCGACCACGCCCGGTTTTGAACCAATCGATCCCGTGACGAGGCTGCCCCAATGATGGATATTCTTGAGCCGGCCGCTGGTCCTGGCGCTCGCTTGCCGCTTGGGATTGACGCGCCGCAAGCGCGCGATCCGGGCATCGGTGATACTCTCGGCGCGGCGTTCCGGCAGTCTTCGACCGTAGGTTCCGCAATTGCCGCTTTGCATGAGCCATTCCAGCCGGAGGAGGGCTACAATCCCTTAGCCGACATTAAGGATACCCGATACGAGTTCGATTACGGGGAGCGCTTCGCCGCCTCGCGATCCCGTGCGGAAACGGAGTGGCTAAAGTCGAAAATCGACCAGGAGATCCAGGACGCGAACACGGTCGCGGCTTCTGGGGTTGCCGGGATCGTGGCTTCAATAGGCATGGGGCTTGTCGACCCGACAATCGTCTTGCCCGGAGGCGCAATCTACCGGGGCGCCAGAGGCGGCTATGCCATCGGTCGGACGGCACTTTCGGCCGCAGCGGCTGGCGCGGTCCAGGGTCTCGCATCTGAGGCTATCCTACAGGGCACACAGGAAACCCGCACCACGGGCGATCTGCTTGCCTCGGTGGCAACGTCAACGGTCTTGTCCGGGCTGCTTGGTGCCGGAGCGGCGGCATTGCTGTCTCGTGCTGAGCGTCGTGCGCTGGAAGTGGCATTGGATCGCGACCGAGTATCTCTCGGGGACGCTCCTGAGCCGGGGCTCGCCGCTTCCGTTGGCGCGGCGGCTTCGGATACCCGCATCGCTCGCCCGCAATCCTACCTACTCGACAAGGTGCCGGGCCTCGGTGACATGGTGGAGCGCGTCTCGCCCGTCCTGCGCACCATGCAGAGCGACTTATCGAGCGCTCGCCGTGCTGTTGTAGATCTGGCAGAGACGGCGCTCGCCACCGTGGACAACAAGCTCGGAATCCCGACGACGCGCGGCCCATCTGCTGAACGCGAGATTCGTCTCGCCCAGCGTCAGACAGCCGTTCAACTCGATGACCTTATGGATGATGCCTGGAAGCGGTACCGGTTCGGGTCGGTCGATGCAGCTCCAACAGGGGCGCGGCTTCGTGATGCATTCGGGGAAGTCGCCGGACGCACGGGTGAAAAGCTGTCCTTCAGCCAGTTTGACGATGAGGTCGGCAAGGCTATGCGCCGCGGTGATCAGCATGAGATCCCGGAAGTTGCGGAGGTCGCAAAGTGGGTTCGCGCCAACGTGTTCGAACCTTGGAAGGAGAGGGCGATCAAGCTCGGCATGCTGCCTGAAGGCGTCGATGTAAAGACGGCGGAGTCGTATTTCACGCGCTCCTACAACCGGGACAAGATCACGTCGCGGATGAGCGATTTCGTGAAGCGCTCGGCGGACTGGCTGGAGCAGGAGCAGACTCGCAAGTTCGAACTCCAGGGACGGATTGAGGCTCTCGATGAAGAGCGCCGGTCTATTCAGGCAGAAGCCAAGAAACTGGAGGCGAAGCTCGAACGCGCACAGGAGCGCATCCAGAACCTTGATGCCACTGTGAAAGAGCGCGGCATGGAGGTCAACCGGACGGCTGACCGTGTCGATACGCTCGAGGAGAGGCTTGGCAACCAGGAGCAGGAGTTGTCGGAACTGGCCGAAGCCGTCTCGGCGTTCCGCTCCCAGATCCAGGATCCCGAACTCAGGGCGCAAATTGAGGGGCTACAGCGGGAGGTTTCGGCTCTCCAACGCGAGGAGCGGCAATCCCGCATGTCGCCGGCTGCTCTTGACCGGGCTGAGGAGGCGGAGCTCAAGCAGCGCTTCCTTGCGACGGACGAAGATAAGACCCTGGCAGACATGGTCATCGGGCGCCGGAAGGCTCCGAAGGAACCGAACTTCGCGGCCTACATCGTGAAGGAGGGCGGCGTCCTCGATACTGGCGGCGATCTGCGCGCGGCCATCGGCGGGAACAACGCATTTCCTGGGCTGCTCAATCGTCAGGGGCTCTCTCTCGACGAGTGGGGCGAGAAGCTCTGGAACCGGTTCCCCGGCTGGTTCACCGAACGCCCTTCGCCGGATGAGGTGTTGCGCTTCATTGAGGATGCGCTTCGGGGCAACCAGCCTCATTGGTTCGTCGAGTCTAAGCTCGCCCCTGATGACCTTCGCCTGATCGAGATGCAGAGCGTTGCCGATGACACCAAGGCGGAGATGGTCCGGCTCGGCTATCCGGCAGAGGATCGTCTCGATGTCGCGCGCTTCCTGGCTGATCATACCGAGTCTGTCCCGGCTGGGCCGGAGCGGTTCGATCAACCCGGCATGCCGCCTTTGCCCGCGTCGGTTCTTCTGGAAGGCGCGGAGGGTGCGCTCGCCCGTGAAAAGGACGTCGTCGCTCAGACCCGCGACGCCATCACGGCGGCTCGGGGTCGGACGGCGCAAGTTGAGAATGCTGCTGGTCGGAACCGGACCCGCCTGAGTGAGGCCGGGTCGGCTGCTGATCGCAATGTCAAACGGGCGGCGACCCTGGAAGAGCGGCGTGCGATTGCCGAGAAGAAGCAATCGCTCCTGAATGATGCCCTCGCCATCGCCCGGGACAATGAGGCGGCTGTCTTCGCCAGGATCGAGAAGGAGCTTGAAGGGTGGGGCGGCAACTCCGCAAAGGAGGCGCTGTCCGCCATCAAGTCACGCAACAGGGCCATGGAAGGGCGAGACCCGAACCTGCCGCGCCTGACGAGTGCCGACGGCGACGTACTCAATGCGGTTCGCCGTATCCATGGCTCCGATCGGCAGATGAGCCGGATGGAGTTGGAGGCGAGGGCTCGCGAGATTGCCGACCGTATCGTCTCCTCGCCGGATGGCCGGCTGCCTTATGGCGATGCGTCCACGGGTGGGGGCGGTGTGCCGGCGGGCCGCGACGCACCGCGGGGCGCTCTGGCTCAGCGCGAGTTCATGATCCCGGATGAGATAATCGAGGACTTCCTCGACGACAGCGTGTCTCATGCAGCGCGTAAGTTCCTTCACACGACCGTGCCTGACATCGTCCTGTCTGAGCGCTTCGGTGACTTCAACCTCACTGAGGTCATTCGCAAGATCAACGACGAGGCACAGGCACTCGCTCAAGGGGCAGACGAGAAGCGCTCCGCAGAGATCTTTGCGAAGCGGGATGCCGCTATCCAAGACATTGCCGCCATGCGCGACCGCATCCGTGGGACCTTCGCTCTCGGCAGCGGAGGAGCTGCTGCGCGTAATGCAGGCCGCGTCGGTGCCGCCGTCCGAGCGTACAACATGATGACGGATCTTGGCGGCGCGGCCATCTCGTCCATCCCTGATATAGCAGGGTCGGTATTCCGCTGGGGGTTCACGACCGTTCTGGGAGATGCTTACCGCCCATTCGTTAAGGGCCTGCTTGGCGCATCGGACGGTTGGAAACAGGCCAAGTCGCAGTATAGGGCCATGGGCATTGCTACCGAGATGGCGCTCGCTACGCGTTCCCGCGCGATCAACGACATCTCGGCAGTCTACCGTCCGGAATCTCGGCTCGAACGTGTTTTACAGGCAGGAGCTGAAGCCTCTCAGGTGCTCAACCTCCAGGCGCCATGGACGGACTTCACCAAGACGGTTGCCGCGATCACGTCAGGAAACGAGATATTCCGAGCGACGAAGGCCCTCGCGGAGGGTAAGGCCTCGGCCAAGCAGATCGAGAACCTGGCGGCCTCGGGGATCGACGAACACATGGCACAGCGGATCTGGAAGTCCTTCGTCGACGGGGGCGAGATCGTTGATGGCGTGTACCTGCCGAATACTGCAGATTGGAAGGACCGTGCCGCGCGCTTGGCGTTCGAGGGCGCCGTCTCGCGTGAGGCTGATATCGTGGTCGTGACGCCGGGGCAGGAGAAGCCGCTCTGGCTGAGCAAGCCGATCATTGGTCTGATCGGACAGCACAAGAGCTTCATCTTCGCGGCAACCGAGCGCCTGATGCTGGCCAATCTTCAGCGTCGTGATGCGGCAACTCTGTCGGGGCTGATTACGGGGCTGTCAGCCGGCATGATGGCGGCGGCCCTGTACTCCGTCGTCTCGGGCAAGCCCCTGCCGGAGCGCCCTCAGGACTGGATCAAGGAGGGATTGTCTCGGTCTGGTATCCTCGGCTGGTTTGACGAGGCGAACGCGATTTCAGCCAAAGCCACTCGGGGCGGAGTGGATATCTATCGGCTGATCGGAGCTGATAGGCCGTTGTCCCGTTTCTCGTCCCAGACTGTGCTCTCCCAGCTCATGGGCCCGTCAGCCGGCAAGATCGAGACCATCACGAAGGCAACGGGGGCCGCCTTTGGAGAAGAAGACTGGAGCGGCCGGGACACGGCGAACGCGCGGCGGCTCATCCCCTTCCAGAACCTGTTTTACCTCAGGCGTCTCCTCAACCAGGTGGAAGATGCCGGGAACGAACTGTTTGGAGTCGAACCACTCTCTCGCCGCTGACTATGTGCGGTGCGGGGACGCCTGCTCTCCCGCACCTTAGCGCTCATGAGCACGCAGCCCAACATCCTCGATGCCGACCGGCTTACAACCTATACGCCCAACAATGCGGTGGGTCCGTTCGATGTCGGCTTCCCGATCTTCGATAGCACTGGGGCGGATCTTTCCGTCACATTGGACGGGATTGAGCAAACTGGGAACTGGTCCCTGACCACTGCGCCTTTCTCTGGTTACTGGGGCGCGCCGAACACCTATACCGGCACAATCACGTTCACGGCGCCCGTCACCGGGATGCTCGTCATTGAGGGGAACCGATCTCCACGGCGCATTTCGCAGTATGCGGAAGGGCGCGGTCTCCCGGCGCGCGATCAGAACACAGAATTGAACATCCTGACGGCCGGCGTGCGCGAGATCTGGCAGAGGCTCAAGCGGACTCTAACCGCACCCGCCTCGGATGCGCCGATCGATATGACCCTCCCGGGCAAGGCGGCGCGGGCGAACCGTGTTCTGGAATTCGATGCGCAAGGGCGTCCGATCACAACGCGCGGCTTTGCTGACGTTGAGGCCCTGACCAACGAGGCGAAAGGCGCCCGCGATGCTGCTCAAAGCTACGCGGGCGAGACGCTCGGATATCGAAATCAGGCTGAGGGGCACAAAAACGCGGCTCAGGCCGCTGAACTTTCTGCTGCTGCATACGCGACAGCAGTCGGAGCGCAGATCTTCGATTTCTCTCTCGATAGCGATCTTGCTTTGAATATCTACGACTGGAGTGCCTGATGGCCCGGATTCCGAGACGCTTTGCCCGAGTCGGCGCAGCCGCTGACCTCCCGACTTTGGCTGCCGCAAATGCCTACGTTGGTCCGGACGGAGAGCCGATTTGGGCCGGTGGGCAGTTGCGCATGCATGACGGCTCCACGCCGGGTGGCATCCGTCTTCTGTCAGCAGGGGACGTTGCAGGACTGGCGGGGCTCCGCGGAAGCATCTTCGGGCTGACGATGTCCAACAACACCGTGGACGGCGCCAACGATATCGACATAGCAGCGGGAGCCGCACGGGATAGCTCGAATGTGTATGATCTGACGCTCGCAACGGGCATCACCAAGCGCCTTGATGCAGCCTGGGCTGCCGGTAACAATGCGGGCGGTCTGGATACAGGCGCGAAGGCAGCGAACACGAGCTACCATGTTCATCTGATCCGGCGCACCTCGGACGGTCTTGTTGACGCCCTGTTCTCAACGTCCCCAACTACACCCACCATGCCGAGCGGGTGGGCGGCGCGGCGGCGTATTGGTGCCGTGCTGACGGACGCGAGTGGCAATATCAAGCAATTCCGCCAAGTTGGTGGGTGGTTTCACTACAAGGGGACACTGGTCGTCGACCATAGCGGTGTCTCGAATGGTCCGACCCCCACCCTGAGGACCCTGAGCGTTCCAGCCGGTATCAAGGTGCTGGCGGATCTCGGCGGAACGCACAACACAAGCTCGACCACTGGTGTCGTATTCGTCTGGATTACTGATCCCGATCTTGGTGCTCCGTCCACAGCGGACACCTATTCGGCGATCGCGAGCCGCAATAATGCTTCCATCAACGCGGCGACGTACAACACGCTCGTCTGGACCAACACGGCCCGTCAGGTTTACTCGATGGATAGCCAGGCCTCGGGCGCCCTTATTTACATCGCAGTCAAGGGATGGTTTGACCCTCGCGACGAGTACCTGTGATGACCAGGGATGTCTTTGATTTCGCCTGTATCGGGGACAGCCTGACGACAGGTTACGTCTCTCGAAACTGGACAGCAGAAGTTGCTGCGCTCCTGTCTCTGACCACGTTTCGGCCTGTGGTGTGCTACGACCTGGGGTTGCCAGGGATGATGTCTGATTGGGGGCTCGCGAATATCGGGTCGGTGATACAGCTCAAGCCTAAGGCGGTCACAATCGCCTTCGGCATGAACGACTCTGATCCGCCGCTCAACATGCCACTGGCTCAATACGCTGCCAATATGCGTGCGATGATTTTGGCCATCCGCGCCAATTCGCCCGGCACGGCAATCTTCCTGATGACCATGAATGAGATTGCCGTCGACAGTACCAATCCGGTCCTAGCCGGCAGGAAAGCGAATGTAGCGTACTATTACGATGCGCTCCGGACGGTGGCACGAGAGCAGGGCGTCGGACTGATCGACAATCACCCGCAATGGCGGGGCAAGACCCTGGCGGATCTATCAGACGGCATCCACCCAGATCTGCCGGCGCTCCGGCAGATCACCATTCCGAATGTGACGACTGCGCTGAAATCGCTACTGTAGTGCGCTACCACATCGCAGCGTCGCGGTCGTACTGTTCACGCTCTTCTTTCGTGAGCGGTGGAAGGTGCCGCTGGTGCCACCATAGCAAGAGCCCCCCTCCCACATAGAGGGTGATGAGGGCGATCAGCAGCAGGGGGGAGGTCGAGGCCATGGCCTGGATATAGCCGCTTTCTGCCCCTGAGCCAAGACTCATTCCCATCACGAGGACACCATGACCACCGAGACATTCGGGCGGCACTCCTGTGCGGTGCCGCCCCGGCTCCGCCCCCTGATACTCGCCCCAACAAGGAAGGGGCGGGGCATGGCTCGAAAGATCAATCAGGAAGGCCTGGAGAAGCTGAAGGGTTTTGAGGGGCTCCGGCTGAAGGCTTACCTCGATGGCGGCGGCGTTCCCACGATCGGCTACGGCCACATTCGCGGCGTCCGAATGGGCATGACCTGCACAAAGGAGCAGGCCGAAACTTGGCTCCTAGAGGATCTCGCCCAAGCAGAGTTGGCCGTCGAGCGGGGCGTGAAGGTGCCTTTGACTGACAACCAATTCGCGGCACTGGTCTCTTTCACCTTCAACGTTGGGACAGGCGACCCAGACAAACCGAAGGCTCCAAAGGGTTTCCTGACGTCGACACTACTGAAGAAGCTCAACAAGGGCGGCTACGATGCCGTGCCTGAGGAGCTGATGAAGTGGGTGAATGACAACGGGAGACGGGTTCCCGGGCTTGTGACACGGCGTGCCGCTGAGGCGGGACTGTGGGCTAAGGAATCCTTCGTCGCCTCGAACACGGTCCCTGCCACCCCGAAGGTGCCACCGGTCATCACCAAAGAGAATGTTACCTGGGCGACGGGTATCCTAACGACGCTCGCGAGTTCGTTCGCCTCTGGCCCAATGCAGTACGTCTTTGCCGGCGCAGTCGCAGTTGCTTTCGGGCTCGGCTTCTATTGGCTTATCCAGAGCCGCAAGGAGGCTGCTGCATGATCTGGCTGCTTAGCAACTGGCGCGTCCTGGCAGCGGCTGCGCTCGCGGGCTGGATTGGATTCGAGCTTGGCGGCTGGCGTGAGTACCGCCGTGGTTGGGACGAGGGCCGGGAAGCTCTGACCGCTGAAACCAAACTGGTCCTCGAGGAGAAGAACGATGAAGCAGCTCGGGCTGATGGGGCTATGCGCCTTTGCCTTACCGACCCTGCTTGCCGGCTGTCAGACGATGGCTGGCGCATCGACAAAGCAGATTGAGGCTTCGGTCTGCCGAGACTGGCGTCCGCAACGGTGGGCCTCGACGGATCACCCGATTACGGTTGACAACGCCAAAGGAAACAATGCTCGCCGCAAGGCGTGGTGTGGGTGACAGTGTAGCTCCTGACCTCGGAACAACCGGGCAGCGGGCGGCGTAAACAGGGGCAATGATAGTGGGCAAGGACCAGCTGCCGGATACCAACGAGGGCTATCTTGTCCTGCCTCGTCGCATTGGATGGGCTATCGTGGTGGGTGGCGTTCTTTATGCGGCTGGAACGGGCTGGGCAGCCAACGGCTATGTCAGCCGGCTGGAGAAGCTCGAAGACGCTGATGCCCGGTTCTTTCGCGAACGCGACGAACGGCGGGCCGCTGTCGACCAAAGACTTGCTCGCCTAGAGCAGAGCCAGGACCGCATTACCCGCCTCGAGGAGCAGGTGAAAATCTCCATAGAGATGCTCAAGGAGATCAAGGACGAGCTGAAGCGCCGCTGATGTGCGGTGCAGGGCACGGCATCCAGACCGATAGTCCTCTCAGAAGGATAGGACCATGCCTCAGCTTTCCGAACTTACCAGCGCTCCAGCCACGGTCGATGATAACGAGCTGCTCTATGTGCGCTTACCGTCCGGTTCTCCCGTCAGCCGGAAGCGGACGATGTCGACCCTCGTCACTTATATCCTCGGGAGTTCGGCTGCTTCCTTGCGCGGGTTCTTTGGGGCCGACCCGGTTGCCCAACCTGCTGGCGCCAGTCAAGCCGCCGTGCCAGCCACGCCAATTTCGGCGTCAGCTGGCGCGACGTACACGGCGACCGAGCAGCAGTTGATCAACGATCTGAAGGCTCAGGTGAATGCCCTGACGGTACTCTGTAACGCTCAGAGGGCGGCTCTCGTAAGCCTCGGATTGATCAAGGGAAGTGCTTAGGCCTGAGTAACAGACCTGAGCAATTTCAATGGGATGGGCTTGACTCTTAATCAGCGGGTCCAAGGTTCGAGTCCTTGTACACCCACCAATCTTCTCATTAAAACTGAATATAATAGCCGACGAGTTCCTTCAGGGAGCAGTCCTTTAATGTCGCCTGCAGCCTCGGACGTGAAAAGTGGATTTGCACTTTTGGGACCCATCCGATGCTTTCTCCTTGAATGAGAGCATCGTTGAGAGCGGACCTTCGGTTCCGCACGATGCTCTAGGATCTCGACCGTCGCGTGCGGCCGAAGGCGTTCGCACGCCTCCTCCACCCGCCGGTGCTCGGCCGCCGTGTTCCTCTCGATGAACGGCAGCGCGTCCCTGCGCGCACGACGGCGGGAGACATCAGATTGCGAACGCACCGACCCAGCAGCGTGCCCAGGTACAGGATATGAAGGCCGTGCGAACGCTCAAGATCAATGAAGAACTCGACCTCGCTTCTCAGCCGCAAGCCCTTGATGACCACGTCATGCCCGGACACGGCATAGCCGCCGACGCGCCGCATGATCTCCGCAAGGCCGCCATCCTGGACCGTGATCGTATCGCAGCCACCGCTGGTCCGCTCGTAATGCCCCGGGACCGCGAGGGGGCGTCTGCCGCGCGGGTGCCAGAGGCGATACCTGAACGGCCGGCCGCGTCCTTCGCGACAGATCACCGCGATGTCGCTACCGACATCATAGCGTCCATCCCGCTCCCACCCGTACTCCGTCAGAATGTGGCGAACCAACTCGGTCTTGCCGGCCCCACCTGTTCCCCGCGGGTCGATGATCACTCCCAT